CCCACATATACCTTCCAACCGGTCGCGTTAGGCGGAGGGTTCCCGGGTTGTACCGAGAGTGTGCTGCCCGTCAGTGTGACTACTGCCGGATCCGCGCTGGCGCCCTCTTCGCCCGCCCGGTTCATCCACGCCGTCGTAACGTAGTAGGTTCCATCCGGCAAGGCGCCAGTCAACGCGATCACCAGCGGCGTCGTCGCTTTTGGAATCGGGTCCGACGCAATTCCCAACCCCGCTTCCACCAGCTTCTCGTAGGCCCAACGGGCTCGATCCTGGAAGTAGTCGCGCTTGCCCGCATACCTATCGTTCAATTGGCTGTTGTAGGCATCGGCATACACCATCTCCAGAGTGCCAAACGTGTGCCACATTTTCAGCGGCGGCGTCACCACCACCGTGGTAATCCTTGGTGGCGCTGTGTACCAGAACGGCTGCTCGGTGTAGCTGAGCCGCGTTAACAGCGTTTGCAGCTCGACTCCCACCTCATCCTGTGCCAGCGCTAGCTTCTTGGTCACGTCGATGTTCTCTACCTGCGCGACGTCCAGAAGTTGCGAGTCTTGCGCCGTCAGGTCTTCCATGCTCGAAACCGGTCCGTCCACGAACAGTGCCATGTCGTTCCTCTATTTCGTCGCCGTCGGCCGCGCATTCTTCAATTTGTCCAACTCGGCGCTCGAAAGCACCGTCAGCCGTACCTGCGCCGCCGCCGCAAGTTGGTCCGCCATCTCTTTCGCCTCGGCCGTTGTTTTCAGGAATGCCTGCTTCTGCGCTGGCGAGGCGAGTTGCGCCACGCCCTCCACCACCATCTTCGCGGCGATCCGGCGTGGCACCTCGGTCAGCGTGCCTTCCTTTCCTCCGTCAGCCGTCTCCCGGCTCACCACAACGGCGAACTCGTCTTCGATCTTCGCCTCGGCGTCTCGAATCTTCTGGTAATACAACCTCAAATCCATTCCTTGTTCTCCTCTCCGGAAAATCCCATCACTACTTTATTGGTCCGCAAAGCGGGGGACGCACACCAATTCCCGCCGTCGGGATTGGATGGGAGTCCCCTTTTGCTCGTTTCACCGGCGCTCGTAACTGCGCCGCCCCAACCTCCTAAGTGTTCACCTGCACTCCGCAAGCGTTGCGCAGCACGGCGCATCCGTACAGCACATCCACCGTGAACTGCTGCGCCAAGGTGTCCGGATGATAGCTCATCACCACCCGCATCCCGAAGTTGCCCAGTTCCGCATACTCCGCGATGGCGCCGGTTCCCGGCAGCGGCTGCGGCAGCCGGCGGATCACTAACCCCAGAGCGCTCTTGGTGAAAGCGATATTGTGGGTCGTTACCGGGCTGCTGCCGGTCTTTTGCACGAGCTGCGAACGGAACAGGAAGAAGTCCTTGATCTTTCCCACCGTACCGTCAACGACTGCGCGCAGTCCCGCGTCGCCTGCGGTCTGGAACTCGCTAAACCGTGGGATTTGCCGCCACGCCGAATAGGTAGCCGCGTCCACCACCATGAACTTCTGCTCGGTGCTTGGAACTTTGGCGAGAAACAACGCGGTTTCCGCCGCGTCGATCGTCGGTTCCGTGATCGTCGTTCCCGGCGTGCCTACCGGGGTGTTGGCCGTGAAACCGGCATAAAGACCCAGTAGATCGCTCTCGATTCTCTCAGCGATCGCCACCACTGCCGGCTCCATGTAAACCTTCAGCAGGTCCGGAACCGCCAGCACTTTCGTGACGTCCGGAATCTGGAAAGTCGATTCGGCGTGCGTGTTCAGTACGATCTGCGCGTTGCCCAGGTTCGGGTTCTGCGTCTGAACCGTGCCACCCTCTGCGATGTTGTTCGCCACCATCGTCGGTGGAATCGGAATATTGACCGTATCGCCGGCGTGTGCCAACACCGGCTCGTAATCGCGATTCACCAGGTTCCCCATCACAAGGTTACTGACCAGTGCCGGCAAAGCGTCCGCCGCCACCAGTTTCACAATCGCGTTTGCGACATTACTTGAAGTAATAGCTGCCATTCATTTCTCCTTAAATTGGCCCTGGCACAAGCACTCCTGCCTGTGTTGCTCGGCCTTCTGCTTCCTACAGACCCCGCATGGTCTGCGACGCCACTCGTACGATTTCCTCTCGTACCCGTTGCATCTCGTCTTTGCTCATGCCCGGGCGGATCTGTTCGATACTCACCGTCTCTCTGCTTTCCAGAGGAGCCTTGAGGGTTGCCGTCATCCCGGTGCCCCCAGCAATGCGCGCCGGCAAGAACTCCGGATTCTCGGTGACGAATGCCGATAAGTAATCCTTCATTGGTACTTCGCCGTTCTCTCCGCGAGCTATGAGACGTCCGTCCTCTGCCCGCGCGATTCCGTCCTTCACCGCCTTGAACGCAAGATCGATCTTGGCTACTCCTAGCCGCTGCAGTTCCGCTCGAATTGACGAACTGCGCTCGGCCTCCTCTGCGACTTGATGGCTGCGCTTGTTCTCAGCCACCACCTCGTTCAGCCGGCGCTCCAGTTGCTCCCGCCGTCGCCGCTCTTCTTCGAGTTCCACCTTGTAAGCCGGCTCGCTTTTGGCCTGTTCGTGGCTCACAAACTCCTGGACCGCCTGCCGCACAATCGCTTGAATGTCTATGCCTTCCATAAGCCTCCTTTCCTGACTCTCCGTTTCCTTCTCCGAAATCGTCCTCTCCCTACTTAGCGGCCCCGGTTCCTTCGATCTCCTCCGCCACCCGGTTCTTGATCTCCTGGCTCGCATCGCACAGGTACTTGAATGCCAGTCTCTTGAAGACCTGCTTCTTGAGCGTTTCCGACGCGATTCCCAAATCCAACAACTTCTTTGCGTCATCCAACTCAATTCCGAAGTCCCCAATGTCGAACTCGTCCATACCCGTCACGTCGATCGACACACCGTCCTGCCTTGCCTCCGCGATCGCCCGCAGAACCTGCTTCATCGTGTCCTTTACCGCGTCGCCGTAGGCGCGCAGCACTTCCTGCGTCACGCTGAAGTCTCGCTGCTTGCTCATGGCCGACATACGGAGCGCGCCTCCACTCGGATTCTCCGCCTGGTTCATCAGGTAACAGACGCGATAGATCTCGTCCTTCAACCACACCAGGTTGTCAGCCGCTATTTGATAAACCTTGCCCTCCGGCTCCGTCCACCCAAACCGGTCTTGCGGTCCGAGCTGGATGTAGTAGGATTCGCCGACGATCTGGTTCCATTCCCGGTCCGTATAGACTACCGGCGTGGCGAACAGCCCCATCGTCAAAGCCCACGCCAGGGCGTTCGATTTATTGAAGTGTTCCACTTGGAGCAACGCCGCCTTGTTTAGCAGCCACAGCCCTTCGGACACTCTCAACTCGAACATCGGCACGCGTCGTAGAGACGCGAACCCGTGCTGTCCTTCATCGATCAACTCCAGCGGTTTCGCCTCGCCCGTCTTATGGAACACTTGGAAATTCTCGCGGTCGTAGTAAATCCACCGCGTCTCTTTCTCCCATTTCGGATCCGTCACGTTCGATTGCTGCAAACACGATGTCCGGATTACGACCCAATCCAATCCTCCGGTTGGGTCGTAGTTCCAGTTGATGACCTCCTCCGCGCTGTAGTCCACCAGGTAGGCTCGCGATCGCCCCGAGGCGTCCTCTTCCGCCCTCGACAATGCCGGCCCGGCGCCTCGCGGAAAGTCCACCACGATGTAACTTCTTCCGCACACCATGGTCTGGATAAACCGCTGCCGGAAGAACTCGTGGAGATTAGTCTGCTTCAGATCGCAGTCCTCCGAAAGGACGTTGTAGAAAGTCTTAGCAACTCCGTCAGTCCCTTCGAACAACAACATCGGCTCCCGCCGCATCAGCGTCGCCGCATACCAGTCCACGATCGACCCGATGTAGTTTTCGTAAAACACCCGGCTCAGCCGCTCTTGGTAGATTTCGCTTGGTTCCTTATGCCGCCGCAACAGATACTCTGATGCGTTCATGCGCAGCCGCTCGCCGCCTGCGTAGAGCTCTTGATACTGCTTCCACATCGCCTTGCGTGCGATGTACTCCGGATGTTCTCGGTTAATGTTCTGCATGGCTAAACCATTCGATGGCCCCTCTCCCCGGCGTCCTTGCCCGGGGCGAATTCCTGCCAGATCAGGTAGCCCAGTGCATCCGACGCATGGGTCCGTTGCCGGTCCCGGGTCTTGTCGATCTCGCTAGTGTCTGCCTTGAAACAGACTTGCTCGAGATCTTTGATCAGTTCCTTGCACTTCGGGTCCACCGTCAGATTGATGTCTCCGCCAGACGTCAGCAAGGTGCGGTTAACCAGGTTCACCCGATCCCGCACTGCCGGGTTGGACTTTGGTACCCGGTACCTCACCTCCGTAGTCGTTTGAACCTTAAAGTAGTCGCGGACCATCTCAAAGTCCGACAATCCTGTCGTCTGCCTCTGGTTTCCGGAAGCGTCTCCGTACACTACAATGTCGCTCCGGTGATGGGGAAACCGCTTCATGAACTCCTCGCAAGCCTGCGCCGTGGTGGCGTGCCGGATCACGATTTCGTCCACCACGAAAACCTTCCCACCCGCTATCTGGACGATCACCGAACTCATCGGGTCGACGTTGAAATCCAGCGCCCAGTACAGCGTCCTCGATGGATTCACCTCAATCGTCTTGATATGGTGGTTGCGGTCGAACGCACTATAAACCCGGCCGCCTGCCATGCTGAGGTACATCCCCATTACTTCTTGCTCGTAGAACTTGGGGTCGTAACTGTCCTTCAGCCGCTCATAGAAGTCCGGGATCTGGTCCAGGAGGTAACGGTTCTCTTCCGGGGGAGCCGTCACCACTTGATAACCTGGCACCGGTTCCGCAACGAACTTTTGGTAAACCCAGTCGTACCCTTTTGGCGTCCATACGGCGAAACCACATAGCCTCTTAGCCATTGGGTCCCGCAGACGTCCTTGCAATCGCAACCAGGACTCTTCCTGCGTGTACGTCAACTCGTCCAGCCCGAACCATGCCAGGTTCGTGCCTCGCAGCCGCTCGAATTCATCCACTGGCCGGAATAACATCCTGGATCCGGTGTCTTGCATCACTACTGTGTTCTCGGCCTTGTTGTGATCGTATGGAATGTCATTGCCGTCAAGAATCTCGAACAGCGTCGCTTGGGTCGCGTCCCTTAACATGGGGTAAGTCGGCGCGCCCAAAAGCCCTAGTCTTCCAGGGTTTAAGTAGCTCAGCCGGATGGCCTCCTGGCAGAGAGCTTGGCTCTTTCCGGACCCGATCGGCCCCGAAAAGCCCTTGAATCTTACGTCCAAATCGTGAAACCGTCTTTGCGATGGCAGCGGCTTGTACCTTATTTCTCGGGTTCTGATTTCACCGCCGCTTCGACCCATGTGACCTTAATCTCCTTCGCGTCGTCCTGCTGCAGTTCCTTCTCCATCTGAATTAGCTTGAGATATTCCGCCATGGTCGGCTTGAAATCCTCGGCATTGATCTTCGTCTCAACCGCCTTGATCGCTTTCTCCAGCGCCTCCGAAACTCTAACGCGCTCTTTGACCTCGTTCCAACGTTCACAGTCCCGGCAATCCTTGGGAGACCTTTCTGTGTTCCTGCCTTTGCCCTGCATCCGTGCTCCTCAAATAGAAACGGCTTCGCGGAATTCCGCGAAGCCGTTCAACGTGCATCCGGGGGCATGCCGGCCCTCCGGCGTCCAACTTCGCATCCG